AAAGGTACGCTACTGACCCCTTTTTAACGTTTCCCAACGCATTTTTAACATTTGCAAACATTTTGTGGCACGCTTTTTGCTATGGGTCGCCCTTACCGTTTTTTAACATTTGGCGGCGCACTTTGGCACGGTTTTTGCTAAGGCACAGATTTAACAAAAGATAACAGACTTTGGCACGGTTTTTGTTATGCGTGTGCGCCCGTGAAATTGTTTCACGTGGAACACTGCCACACCGATGCACAAAATAAAATGTTTCACGTGGAACACAACACCAAAAGTTAAGAAAAGTTAAAACGAAAATAATTTGTGTGCTTATGCTTGTATGTTAGAAAAATGTTGTATCTTTGCAGTGTTCAATTAAACGATTTGAAAATATGAAAGAGTTACTACAACATTTCAGAGAGCAACCGAAAGAAGCAATTAAAGAAGTTGCAATGTGTGTTATGATTTTCGCCGTATGTGGTGCGATGTTGTTTTTATCTGCAATCTTGCAGGGTTGCACCGTTTCAAAGGGTACAACGGTACGGGGCAAGGCTACGATAGTAACAACCGATACAACGGTAGTCAAACACAACGGCACGTTGAAATTTAAGAAGTCTATGTTTAACAATTAAAAGTTTACTACAATGGAAGAAAAAAGAAACGCATTTGACGAGTTTTCGTTTGCCGCTTTGTCGGCTTTGGGTAGCCTTATGGCGTGTAATGAAGTTTGCCGCAACCAGCGTGCGGTTATGAAAATAAACCGCTTTCGTGCGTGGCTTATGGACTTGAAGCCGCAAGACAACCCCGAACCGAAATTGCCTTTTGACGGCGAACCGCAAGGACAGACAGCCGAATAATTAACAATAAGTTTAACAATTAAAAGATTACTACAATGAAAAGTTTTGCAAGTAAATTTAACAAGACCACGTTTGGCATTGACACAACCGACTTTCAGTACACCAAGTTAGCCGATATTTTCAACTCTGAAAATGAGGGCGGCAAAGATGTGGTACACAAAATCAATGGGCTTTACGTACACAAGTCGCAATTAGGCGACAGCCCCGTAATTATTGATGAGGAAAACAAACGGCTGGTGAACCTACCAAGCCACACCGCCGAAACGGTGCGTGAAATACTTGCCGATGATGAGGCGGTACAAACTATCAAAGACGGCAAAGTCGGGTACACGATTTACGAGTACGAGAGCCACGGCAAGAATTGTTATTCGATTTCGTTTGTGGACTTGTAAGAGTTTGAAAAGTTATGTTTAACTTTGTAGGGGTTGCAATGTTTGTAACCCCTATTTAATATAACAGCGTATGGCAAAGTTAGGTTTTAAGATTAAATTTACAAAGTCTGTATTTGGTGCAACCCAACGGGCGAAAATCAAAAAAGAGATATTGCAAGCCGTGGAAAGCAGCCCCGAATATAGAAAAGAGATTGCAAGGGTTTTCCAAATGGCAAACCGCCGAATACAGAATATAGAGCAAAGCGGACAACTTTCGCCAGCCGTGCAAGCGTTGAACAAAGGCGATGTAAAAGGCTTTACCAAGTTTTCAATGAGAGGCGATTGGAACACCCTAAAAATTGAGTACGGCAAGGCGATTTCGTTTTTACGCCAGCCAACAAGTACGGCGCAAGGTGCAAGGCAGTACGGGCAACACCTGCAACGTATGTATGACTTAACGCCCGATGAGTACAACCTTATGGCAAGGAACTTGCAAGGCAAGTTAAACAGCGTTTCGGATAGTGATTTCGTGGAACGCTATTTGATGCGTTACAAAGATTTCACGGGCGAAATGGAGCAAAGCGCAAGCGATATAAGCACCCAAATTGAGAGTGAAGCGCAAAGCATATCAAGGGCGATTGATGCAGAGATAGAGCGGCAAGCAAATGAGGTAGCCGACCAAATGGAAGATATGCAAAACGATATAGAGCGCATTTTGCGCAACTTTAACAAGTTTGGGTTATGAAAAAAATACCTTTTGAGTTACAAGAAAGAATAAACAGCCCGACCGAAATTGCAAGCATCCTGCAACGTGCCGTAAACGAAAAAAACATTATCGGAAACAGCAAGGGCGAAAGGTTTTACAACGTGCCGTGCGCCTTTGATATTGAAACAACAAGTTTTTACCGTGATACGGACGGACGGGCGTACACATACGAGCAAGTGCAACGTATGCAGGACAGCAACGGGCGCAAGGCGAAATTAGAGAAAGCCGCAATAATGTACGTTTGGCAGTTTGGCATAAACGGATATACAATAATGGGGCGCACGTGGGGCGAATTTGTTACGATGATGAAGACCGTAAGCGAGGTTTTGCAACTGAGTGACAAATTACGCCTTATTGTGTATGTGCATAACCTTTCATACGAATTTCAGTTTTTGCGCAAGTGGTTTGAGTGGCAACGGGTTTTCAGTATTGATTTGCGCAAACCGATTTATGCGATAACAACGGGCAACATTGAGTTTAGATGCAGTTACTTGCTTTCGGGTTATTCGCTTGCAAAGTTGGGCGAACAACTTATGAAATACAAGTGCGCAAAAGCCGTTGGCGATTTGGACTACCAGCAAATAAGGCACAGCGAAACGCCGCTGACTGATGCGGAAATACATTATTGCATAAACGATATTAAAGTAGTGATGTGCTACATACAGGAACGCATAGAGGAAAGCAAGGGTATAACGCACATACCGATAACAAAGACGGGGTTTGTGCGCAAGTATTGCCGTGCGCATTGTTTGCGTGAAAAGAGCGGTGCAGGAAAGACCGTGCCTAATTGGGATTACGTGAACTTGATGCAGGAACTACAAATTACGGGCATGAACGAATTTAATATGCTGCAACGTGCGTTTGCAGGCGGCTTTACACACGCAAACGCCGAATATACAGACGAAATAATGTATGACGTGGATAGTTACGACTTTACAAGCAGTTACCCGTATGTAATGATAGCGGAAAAATATCCGATGTCGCAAGGCGTTGCAATCACGGTTAAGAGTATGGCGCAATTTGAGTTTTTAATATCAAAGTATTGTTGCGTGTTCGATATTGAGTTTACCAACATATTTGCCAGCGAAACGCAAGACAACCCGATTTCCGCAAGCAAATGTTTTGTGAAAGAAAACCCGTGCGAGAATAACGGGCGTATTGTGGCGGCTTCAAAAATAGCACTGACAATTACGGACGTGGATTTTAATATACTCAAAAACTTTTATACGTGGGAAAGTATGCGTGTGGGTGAAATGTATTGTTACAAGAAAGAGTATTTGCCGACCCCGTTTGTAAAATCAATACTACATTTGTACGAAAGCAAGACGAAATTAAAAGGCGTTGAGGGCAAAGAAGTGGAATATCTAAACAGCAAGGAAATGTTAAACAGTTGTTACGGTATGAGTGTTACCAACCCTTTGCGTGATGAGTTTACATATAACGGCGAATGGGATATTAACTCAATGACAGCCGAACAAAAACAGGAACTTTTGTACAAGTACAACACCAGCAAAAACCGTTTCTTGTTTTACCCGTGGGGCATTTTCGTAACCGCATACGCACGGCGCAACCTTTTCACGGGCATACACGAAGCAAAAGACGATTACATATACAGCGACACCGACAGCATTAAAATAATGAACGGCAAGGCGCACGAAGCATATTTCAAGGCTTATAATATGCAGGTGCAAATGAAATTGCGTGCAGCCTGCAAGTACCACGGTTTGCCGTTTTCCCTTTGCGAGCCGCAAACGATAAAAGGCATAACAAAGACTTTGGGCGTTTGGGATTTTGAAGGTACATATACAAGATTTAAGACGCTGGGAGCTAAACGGTATATGGTGCAAGAACCGAACGCACTAAAAGCAAACGGACGGGCATACGATTTCAGTTTAACCGTTTCGGGCGTGAACAAAAAAGCCGCTATTCCGTACCTTATTGAAAAGTACGGGGAAAACGGTATATTTGACGCTTTCACTAATTATCTGGATATACCGCCGCAAGCAACGGGCAAGAACATACACACGTACATAGACTACGAGATACAAGGCGAAATAACCGACTACAAAGGCAGCACGGCGCATTACAACGAACGCACGGGCGTACATTTAGAGCCAACGGGGTACAGCCTTTCCCTTTCGGTTATGTACATAAATTATTTGCGTGGAATTAAATTTAAGGACTAAAATAAAAGAGTTATGACAACAAGAAAGACAAAGACAGACAAGCCGAAATTTTACGACTTGAAAGCAATTTTAAGCAAGAACGCCGACTATAATGTTATATTTGGCGAACGGTCAAACGGCAAGACTTATGCCGCCTTAAAATATGGTTTGGAAAACTATATCAAGACGGGAAAGCAAATGGCGTATATACGCCGATGGCGTGAGGACTTACGGGGCAAACGTGCCGAAAGTCTGTTTGCAAACCACGTGGCTAACGGGATTATTGAGGAACTGACAGAGGGCAAATTTAACGAAGTGTTCTATATGTCGAACAAATGGTTTTTATCTTACTACGATGCAGAGAAAAACAAGCGGACACCCGACCCGACCCCGTTTTGTTACGGGTTTTGCCTTTCAGAGCAGGAACACGAAAAAAGCAGTAGTTACCCGAATGTTACAACGATAGTCTTTGACGAGTTTTTGACACGGCGGTATTATTTGCCCGATGAGTTTATGTTGTTTATGAACCTTTTGAGTACGATAATACGCCAGCGCAACGATGTTAAAGTGTTTATGTTGGGTAACACGGTAAACAAGTTTTGCCCGTACTTTACCGAAATGGGTTTGAAGCAAGTGCCGTTTATGGAGCAGGGAACGATAGATATATACCGCTTTGGCGAACACGGCGCAATCGTGGCGGTTGAGTATTGCAGCACGATAGTACAACACAAAGCCAGCAACAAGTATTTTTGTTTCGATAATCAAAACTTGCAGATGATTACGGGCGGTAAATGGGAACTTGCAGTATATCCGCATTTGCCTTGCAAGTACAAGCCGCAAGATGTGTTGTTTGTGTATTACATTAAGTTTAACGATGTTGTTTTGCAGGGTAACATTATTCAAGTAGGCAACGAATGTTTCACGTACATACACGCAAAGACAACCCCAATAAAAGATGAGGAAAACAGCCTTATTTATTCGCTGGAAATGAACGGCAAACCGAACTACAAACGCAAGTTGTTAAGCACGGCAAGTTACGTGGAACAACAAGTAGCACGGTTTTTCGCAATAGACAAAGTTTTCTACCAAGATAACGAAGTCGGCGAAATAGTACGCAATTATTTAATTACAAGCGCAAAGACAAACATTGTTTCGCTTAAATGAAAATAACGGCGGTTTGGTGCAAATTTCGTGCCGAACCGCACGTTTTACGAAATAAATAACTACCTTTGCAATAGGAACTAAAAATTTATTGATATGGACGCAAATACTATTATTCAAATCATTTCAAGTTTGGGTTTTCCGATTGTGATGTGTGGCGCATTGTTTTGGTATATGGTGAAACAAAGGCAGACGCACCAAGAAGAAACGGAACACCTAAAAGATACGATTGCGGAAAATACGAAAGTATTAGCCGAATTAACAACGCTTATTAAAGTTTTGACCGATGAAAAGGAAAGATAACATTTACAAGTTGTACCAAGCGCAAATAAGGGACAAAGACACCGCCGTAACCGAATTTATTGCGAACACGTTGGCGAAAACTCAAAGTATGTTTGAGTATGAGGGTTTGCCCGACAGCATACCGCAAAAAGAATTGGAGCGGCTTTTGCAGACAACGGGCAACGCTTTTGTTACCAGCGTGGACGGGGTTTTGTATGCGCTATCGGGCGGCAAGGGCGGCGAACCCGATGTTTACGGACGGGCAACGCTTTACACCGTGGCGAACCCTGCATTAAAGTTAAACAAAACCTACGATATACAGAAAGACGGGGTTTTGATTGAAAATGACAGCAACGGCGAAAGCCTTTTGCCGCTTATTGGGCGTTATGCCGTCTTACATACTGACGGGCTTATTTCGTTGAACACGGCAAGCATTTTGACCCGTATCACAATGCTTATAAGTGCCAGCGATGACAAGACAAAACAGAGTGCCGATGAGTTTTTGCGCAAGATACAAGACGGCGAGTTTTCTATTATCGGGGAAAACGCTTTTTTCAAGGGTGTAAATATGCAGACAGCCCCGACCACAAACAGCGTGTATATTACACAACTTATTGAACTGATACAATACTACAAAGCGAGTATGTACAACGAATTGGGGCTAAACGCAAATTATAATATGAAGCGTGAACGGCTCAATTTGGGCGAGGTAAGTATGAATGTAGATGTACTTTTGCCGTATGTGGATAATATGCTAAAAGAAAGACAAAATGCAGTTGAGAAAATTAACGAAATGTTCGATACCGAAATTTCGGTTAAACTTGCTTCAAGTTGGGGTTTGGAAAGGGATAATTACAACGCTTTGGCGGCTGATTTGGAAACGGCAAAGGAAAACCCCGACCCTACAGACGAACCCGACCCGACAGAGGAAACCCAAGAAACAACGGGAACGGACGGAAACGACACGGAAACGACAGAAACGGAAACGGAACAAACCGAAACGACCGAAACAGAGGAAACCAAAGAAACGGACGGGAACGACACCGAAACAGAGGAAACAGAAGAAACAGAAGAAAACAAAGACGATAAGCAATGAAATACAGCGAACTATTTACAAAGGGTAACGGGATATTCGCAACGGTTTTCAAGACCGAATACCCGACAGAGTACGCCGCAATTTTCGGAGATACCGACCCGACCAAGTTAGACGCTTACGCCTTACTGATGTACGGCGGCAAGACCGTTGTAAGCAGCATAACCAGCGACAACGCAAGCGATGTTGTTTCGGCGGTGATTGCGGTAAACGTACAAGGCTGGGAACGTGAAGCGGCGGCAATGTTAGCCGATTACGATGTACTGACACCCGTAACGGGGCAAGTTGAACGGACGGAAACCGTAACTTTGCAGGAAAGCACGGACAACACCGAAACGGGCGCAAACAAGGCGTTTAATGACACCGATTTTTCAGACAGCGACCGAAAGACCGCAAACGATGAGAGAAACCGCACAGAGGAACGCCAAACAACCGAAACCAGCAAAGGAACGGGCGCAAGCAAATCAATTTCGACCGAAATTGCAAAAGAATTGCAGTTAAGGCGTGATAATTGGAGAAAAAACATTATCTTTGCACTTGTAATAGAATTAACAACGAGTATTTACGAATAACTAATTTAATTTTTAGCAATATGGATGTAAAACAGATTTACACGCTTATTAACAGCGTATCGGGTGAAGTGTTGGGAAAGACTGACATTGTAACCGAGGATTTGACGGGTATTGTAGATTTGGGCAAAGAAGTGTTCAATCAAAATGCCGTGGATAATTACGTAAAATCACTTGTAAACCATATCGGCAAGGTGATTTTCGTGAACCGACCTTATGCGGGCAAAGTGCCGAGCGTTTTAATGGATGCGTGGGAGTTTGGCAGCGTGCTGGAAAAAATAAGTGCCGATGTTCCCGAAGCAGAGGAAAACGACACGTGGAACTTGACAGACGGCACAAGCTACGACCAAGATGTATTCCACAAACCGACCGTTACCGCAAAGTTTTTCAACTCAAAGGTTCCGTTTGAAGTACCCGTATCAATCACCGAAAGGCAGGTTAAGGAAAGTTTCAGCAACGCCGCACAACTTAACGGCTTTATTTCGATGATTTATGCAGCCGTTGAAAAGTCAATGACTATCAAAGCCGATGCGCTGATTATGCGCACAATTAACAATATGATTGCGGAAACGGTTTTGGCTGATGCGAAAGCGTTTGGAGCAACGGCGGCAGGTGATATGTCAGGGGCAGACCTTTCCAGCGCAAGCACTGCAAGATGTGTAAACCTTTTGAAGTTGTACAACGACAAGACGGGCGCAAGCACGAAATTAACCGCTGCAAAGGCGATAACCGACCCCGATTTCATACGCTTTGCGTCTTACGTTATGGGTACGTATGCCGACCGCCTGCAAAGCATTTCGACCGTTTTCAATGTTGGCGGCAAGGAAAGATTTACGCCGAAAGATATGTTACACGTTGTACTTTTGTCCGACTTTGCAAAGGCAGCGCAAACCTATCTTTATTCCGACACGTTCAACCGTGGCGATGTGCTTTTGCCGCAAGCCGAAACCGTACCTTTTTGGCAGGGCAGCGGACAGAACTACGAGTTTGCCAGCACGGGGCATATCAATGTTAAGGAAAGCGGCGGCAAAGCCGTTGAAATTTCGGGCGTGTTGGGCGTAATGTTCGACCGTGATGCGTTGGGCGTTTGCAATCTTGACAGACGGGTAACAACGAACTACAACGCAAAGGCAGAGTTTTTCAACAACTATTACAAGTTTGACGCTGGATATTTCAACGATACAAACGAAAACTTTGTAGTATTCTTTATCAAGTAAATTGATAGGTATTAGATTGTTTAACTTTGGGCGGTGTGGGTGCAGGTGAAAGCGCACCGCACCGCCTTTTTTCTTGCAGATATGACAACGATAAACTTTTATTCATACAACGGACACCCCAACACGATAAACAAGCAGTTGGGCGAATTTACAGCGATTGAGGGTGATTTGCGGCAAACTTTCGATGTGTTGCGCCCGACCGTAACACTACGAAAGCAACCCCGACCGACTTTCAATTATTGTTATATTCCCGATTTGGGGCGTTATTATTTCGTGGAAAGGGTAAGTTTTGAGGGAAACAACGCCTACGAACTTGCATTGCGTATTGACGTGCTTAAAACCTACGAAAGCGAAATTTTGGCGGCAACGGGGCGTGTATCTGAAAGCGACAACCCCGACCCGTATATTTCAAACCGTGATACGGTTTACAAGCGCACCCCGAATTTCGAGAAAGTGCCGTTTGCAAATACGGGCTTACTCAATGAAACGGGCGGCATTATTATGGTAACATTAAAAGGAACTGAAAATTAAAAGGATATGGCAGTAACAAACAAAGTACCACATAGCACGGATAACAGCAAGTGGCAGGGCGATAGCGGTTACGGCGATTATTGGTATTTGAAGCTAAACGCCGAAAAGGGTTACAAGTTTGACGGCGATATTACAGCCGCATACACGGACACCAGCGGACAACCGCAAACGCTTGTTTTGACACCCCGAAACACCTATAATTTGGAAGTGTGGGCGTATGTGCATGACACGGACGCAAACACGGCTTTTGAAATTACGGGCAACACCCGTTTGGATAATGAGTTAGACGTTACCAACGAGATACCTAACACAACCGCAACGGGCGAAAAGTTGGGAACGCGGCAAGCACGGGTAACGGTAAACGCAAATGAGGGTTTTAAGATAACCAGCGCAAAAGTTGGTTACACGGGCGATTACGGCTACCCCAAAACCGCCGATATGACAATAACAGAGGACGGGAAAACTGCAACGTGGGAAAGCGATGCAATCGAAGTTGATGACGGCGTAACGATTACGGGCGAAACAGCCAGCGAGGGAACGCCCGAAATAACCGTGGTGAACAACATAACCAACACGCTAAAAGAAGAACATACGTATGACGGCGATGTAGCCACGATAACCGTTGAAAGCAATCATTCGCCAAGATACCGTTTTATAGACCCGAAAGCAAGTTACAAAAGCACGGACGGGCAACAAAAAACGGTAGATATGCAAGTCGAGGTTTTGAGTTATTACAGCCTTGCAAAAGTAACAATAACCGATTTAGACCCGACCGAACCCGTAACACTTACGGGCAAGTTTGTAGATGTGGCGCACATTACGGCAAACCTTACAAATTGTTATGCCGACCCCCCGTTACCCGATTGGCTGCAATTTGGTGAAACGCTTAACATAAATATCAAGGCGAACCCGAACACCGAATTTCACCCCGATGATGAAACGGAAAAACCTACATTAACGTGGCAGGACGAAAACGGGTACTATCAATATATGGATTTAACCGTTTCAGAGGATAAACAAACGGCAACGGGTACAAAGGTTTTGAACGCTGATTTAAGTAACTTTGCCGTAAATGCTGATGCGTTTCCCGTGGCGGTAGTCGGCGAGCAGTACGGCGCAATAAACGTGTATTTGGTAACGCTTGATGAGTTGGCAGAGTTTAGCGGCAAACGGTTTTTCAAGGAAACGGGCACAGACCCCGAAACGGGTATGCCGATTTACGAAAACATAGATTTGGGCGCATACGTGAACAAAATACGCCGTGTTTACACCAACATAGGGGCAAGCAGCACCGATGTAATACGATGCGGCAACTACAACACGGGCGTATCTTGCCACCAGCCAGCGCAAGACAAAATAACGCTTGATTTCGGCACGGCGGTAGTACCAGCGCACAATGAGGACAACACCGACTACGAAAGCGCAATACAAATCTTTTTGCCGTTTGCAGGCTTTGTAAACCTCAATACCGATTATGCAGGTAAAACGATAGCTTTGCAGTACGTTATAAACGTGGTAACGGGCAACGGGGTTGCGCTTTTGAGTTGTGACGGCGTTGTATTTCAAGTTGAGGAAACCGAACCAAGCAGCGAAATAATATACCTTTCACCAAGTACCCAAGTTAAAACCGTTGGCGGCGATGATTGGAACGAAATGTTATATTACGGCTTAGAACCTTACATTTACTGCAAGTGGTACGAGAGCGCAAGCAACGGGCGAAACAATGACAGACAAACGGGCATTTTAGGCGATTTCAGAGGGTTTAATGTGTTCGATGATGTTACACCCATACACACCGCCGAAATGCTGACAGAGGAACAAGAAATGATATATGCGGCTTTGTCTGACGGCGTTTATATTGAGTAACTGCAAGGCAGGATAAAAAGAAAGGCGGCAACTTGATTGTTACCGCCTTTTCTTTGTGCCTTACTTGCTAATAATATCACAACCCGTTTTTTTGTCGTATGTGCTTACGGGATAACACGAACAAAAGAGTTTGAAACGATTTAGCAGCCTTTCAGTTAGTATAAAGTCGTATGCTTGATTTTTGCAGACTTTTCTAACTCAAATTCGCCGTTTAACTTTTCAACGATTGCGGCGTTATCACGATTGAAATATATTTGATTTTCCAACACGCTAACAACCGTTTCCAATGTTTCGGCAATGCTTTGTAAGTTGGTACGAATTTCGGGCGCATTTGCCGCCAAAAACTCAACGTGTTTTTTGCTTGTAAGCAAAGTTTCTTGTAACTGATTTAATACTTTCGCATTTAATGTAAATCTTTCGTTTGTCATAACTCAATGTATTTAATTGTTTAACACGCTGCAAAGTTAAACAATTTATTTTACCTGCAAGCGGTTGGCGTGTTATTTTGTGTTAAATTATTCTTTTAACTTTGTTTAACAGTGTTCCACGTGAAACATTTTATTTTGTGCATCGGTGTGGCAGTGTTCCACGTGAAACAATTTCACGGGCGCACACGCATAACAAAAACCGTGCCAAAGTCTGTTATCTTTTGTTAAATCTGTGCCTTAGCAAAAACCGTGCCAAAGTGCGCCGCCAAATGTTAAAAAACGGTAAGGGCGACCCATAGCAAAAAGCGTGCCACAAAATGTTTGCAAATGTTAAAAATGCGTTGGGAAACGTTAAAAAGGGGTCAGTAGCGTACCTTT